TTTGAATGGGCTTAGTGCTTCTTCACCTGCTGTTACGCCAGCACCAGCATTGGTGTCTGCATAACGAACACGTAGGGTATGGATCTGTGCAACAGGTCCGGTCATTGGCTGAACACCAACGATCTCGTTTGCAATAACTGTCGGCATAACACGACGAATTACTGGAAGAATAACGCGGTTTAGAGTCGCGATATTACCTGTGCTGGTTGCACCTGCTGTGGCACTTTCTGCCAAGTACTTGCGTGTGTTCTCTAAGCATACGCTCATAGAACTACGACGGTTACCTGATAGGCCTTCAAGCAGAGCGTCTTTGGTCTCTGACCATCTTTCATTTAATAATTGTGACATTTAATTTGTCTCCTTGAATATAATTATTTTAGACCCGCTAGTTTGCGGATATCTAAGATGTTATCTAAGCCTACCTCTGGCTTGCTTTCACGATTTCCTGTTACAGTAGTACCTTCACTCAACACAGTCTTTTTAGCGACTGGTGCTGTGCGTTGTCCTTCCATAACTGCTGGTAGGTATTTGTCAAAAGCCTCATTAAGTTTTACAGTCTGAACAGACTCTAAAAGTTCTTTCATGAGTGCTTTTTTATCAGCACTTAAAGGTGCCAATAACTCGCCCATAACGGCCTTGCGTTCCATCAAGTCTTTTGTAACTCGAATTTCGCGCTGTGTAGATTCTACTAGAGATTCTTTTTCCGCTACGACTTGTTTTGCTTCTGCTAGTTCTTGTTCTTTCTTAGAAATAATCTTTAACAATTTACTTGTTTCAGATTTTTCATTTAGATAAGAACCGGCAAACTCTTGTGCAAATGCTTCATAGATCTTACGACCAAAGTCATTGTTACGAGCACTGTCAATGTCTTCTTTCAATTGCTTGATTTCAGTTGTTAACTTGTTAGTAACTGTACTTTCAACAACCTTAGCGGCACGTTGAATGAAACTCTGCTTAATATCTGCAAATTTACTCTTGGCTTCACGAACTAGACGAACTTTAGTTTCGGCTAGGTCTTTCTTGTCGGTAGCAAATTCTTGGATTTCTTTTGTTAGGGCATGTACTACAAATTGCTCTAACTTTTGGAAGTTCTCTGCGACTTTCTTACGATCGCCCTGGAACTCAACTAACTCTTTTCCTAGTTGGTTAATAACAAATCCTTCTAGTTTCTTAGCATCTTCACTAATACGTGTTTGGTATTGTGCTTTTGCTTCTGCTAGGGCTTTTTTGTCATTATACAATTCGGACATTTCTGCAACTAGTCTGTCGCTTAACATCTTGTCGATTGCTTCTACCATCATACTTTTGTCATGATTGTATTTTTGTGCAAATTCTTCACGAAGTTCGGCAGTTACTAGGTCGCGTGTTTCTTGAATCTTAGATTGTAAAGCAGCCTCGACAACTGTGCGTGTCTCTTCTGTCATTACACCTGATTCAACTAACTGTTTGAATGCGTCCATTTATAATTCTCCTCGGGCTTATTTTAGACCTTTAATAACATGCAAGAGTGCTTCTTGCAGGTATTTCTGGGCCTTTGGATCTTCTTTTACTTCGGTAGCAACCCTAAATGCTCTCATACCGCCGCGTGTGTTCATAATATGTTCATACACAGGAGTAGGATAAGCACCAGGGGCGCTGGGTTGAGCCACTACGTCCACCGTGATAATCTCGAAATCGGATACATGGCCGTTCATGTCGTTAACATTGCCACTACCACGAGAACTAACACCAAGTTTTACACCGCTCTCAAGCATAGTGCGGACTAAGTTTCCCATTGGCGTAGGAAGGATTTTCATCTTTCCATATCCATTTGGACCTTCCATCCACATCTGAGTAATCATATGGGATACACGGTCTAAATTAACTTTTAAATCATCTGGATGATCAACTTCGCCTAGCACCGAATAACCGTTTTGAATTTGATCATTAAGTGATTTTACAGCACGTTCAATTTCGTCTACAGGGTAGACACGTTGATTAGCGTTGCGAATACCACCTTGAATAGCAATACCTTTTAGATAAAGGCTTTTGCCATCCTTGTCGTCAGACTCGAGTACAACTCCAGCCTGATCAAAACTTAGGTTCTCACGTAGATAGGAAATTTGTCTCATCCAGTTTCTCTAATTAAGCGTTACGGTTAGGTGCGCCGTTGATTGGGCTAACAACTTTGCCAACGCTTGTTTGGCCTGCTTTGTCGCCAGAACCAGAACCAACTGGACCTGGAGTCTTGTTGTTTCCTGGATAACCAGCACCTTGTTTGCTTAGTGTCTTAACGCCTGACTTAACGCCATCAACGTTGTTCATGCCTTTAGCAAACTTTTCACCAGCAACTTGGGCAATGCCCTTGTTTAGGCTGTCAGGGCTTGTACCTGTGTTCTTACCTGTTCCAACGCTAGAATCACCTAGGATGTTACCAGCAGTAGCGCCTGTTGTAGGCTTACCTTTACCGGAACTTACTGGGCTTTTGCCGTTTACTGGCTTGCTTTGTTTTTCGCCAGTACCTGCACCTGCTTCATCACCGTCAGTTTTTTGTGTGTTACCGCCGTAGTTGTGACCAACTTTTTCAGTGTACTCGCGTGTCATACGACGACCTTCAAATGCTGGCTTGCCCATCATTTCGTCTTCGCCGTCTTCTTCGCCTTCTTCATCGTGACCAAAGTCATCACCAGTTTCCATACCTTGTGCTTTTTCTAGTTCTGCAAAGGCGGCTTCTAGTTCTTCAATAGCACTCTTGATGTCGTAAATTGCTTGGTCTTCACCACCTTCTCCGCCCATGGCGTCGTCGGCACCAATCTCAGCACCTAGGTCATCAGTGGCATCGCCACCCATATCACCTTCTTCGTCATCACCGTCCATCATGTAAGAATCTTCTAATTCTTCATCGGACTCGTCCATTTCTTCGTCTGCAGATTCGTCCATTTCTTCGTCATCAGCGGACTCATCCATTTCTTCTTCGTCGGCGCCTTCGTCCATTTCTTCGTCGGCGGCTTCATCCATTTCCTCATCTTCTTCTTCAGCGATGAGGTTCTCGTAAATATCTCTAGACTTTTCTACAACGATTTCATGGAAAAGTTCATTGGCTTTTTCATGTTCTTCGTTAATCAAAAGGTCTAACAGTTGTTCAAATTTTGTAGACATGTTTTTAATTCTCCTATTAGGGTAGCGGCAAGGCTGTGCGTGTATTTACACTACACATAATTTTCATGCACGAAATAGGTCAAAAACGAATCGTTTTGACCTGAATGACGCAGGATTTCTCCTGGAATTGACAAATTTTCACTATTTTTATGCCGCAGGCGCCGCTTCTGGCGGTGGAGCCGCGTACATTTTTCTAACCAAACCAAGTTCTTCACGCTTTTCTTTATCGTGTGCTTCTGCGGCTTTACGTATATCGTTGATCATTTTCAATGTTAAACGAGTTTTACGTAGATCCTTACTCTTAAGAATACTAGTATCATTACTGCTAATGTACCTGTTATCCTCTTGAGGCTTGGCATGATCACGATCAAAATAAATGAATTCTCTTAGTATCATATCAGTATTTATGCGGCCGGAGGTGGAACTGCACCACCTGCATCGGCGCCGTCTGTAGGTGCCGCGTTTGGATCTTGTGCAGGCGGAGGAGCACTTCCGCTTAGTGCAGTAGCATCCGCTGCCATGCCGTTGGCAGTAATTCCTGCAGAACGCAATTCACTACTTGCGCTTAGATATTGATCTTCATCGACATTTTCTTCGCGCCACATACGTTCATTTTCTGCAACTTCTTCTGTAGTCATTCCTAAGAAGCGTTTCATAGCAAAACGTTTGCTTACAAACGGAACTGCCATCATAGTGTTAAATGTATTAACACGAGCAGTATCCATTTCCGCTTGGCGGTAGGCGGCAAAATTTTGAGGTTTATTGAATCTAATTTCAAAAACATTATTATCTACGTTAATACCTTGTGTGTGCAAATACAACTTAAATTCTGTATCAAACGGCTCATTTAAGAGACTTTGTAGTCGCTCGCAATATTTGTTGAATCTAAGTTCTTGAATGTAGGCTGTTCCAACTCGACCATCATTAAAGTTAGATCCTCCGTCGTCGGAACCAGTAGGTAGATAACTGCTAGGAATGCGTAAAGCCCTAAACAACTTATTAGTAAAATAGCGAAGGTCATCAATTTCTCCTAAGTTTTGACCGCCTTGTAGAATCTCAACTTTACTTCCTCGGCCTTCTGCTGTTTGTGGAAAGAAGTAATCTTCGTTAATCGACAATGGGTTGTAACTGGCATCGACAACACTCTGTGCGCCGCCAGTAACGCTTGGAATACGACGTTGATTAACTTCGTTTTTAACACGTTCTACGAAACTCATTGCTAGGTGACTTGGCATATTACCTACGTCGATGTAGAATACTCTGCGCTCAGGAGCACGTTGTATACGATAAATTAGAATACTGTCTTCAAGTAATTCTTTTTGTTTGAATACTTTAAAAATACTTTCCATTAGACTGTTACCAAATGGGAAGTTATTGTCTAAACCTTCGCTCATACTAATATGAATTACGTGTTTAGAATCAATTGCATATTGATTTTGATTTTCACTAAAGCGACTACCGCTGGCATTTGTAGGAAAACTTCCTGTCATACCACGTGAGCCACCAGCACCACTTTGTCCTGAACTATAGGCACCACCAAAGTTATTACCACCACCATTAACATTAGATGGTTGGATAGCAGTAGTTGCTAGTGCTTCTAAATTAGGATTAAAGTCACGTATAAAATATTGCTCGGGCTTTTTCCCTTCGCTTTCGTTGACAATTATTTTATCAACTTTAGCAGGATCTATGTACATCCAAGTTTGTGTTTCTGGATCGCGAACAAAAAAACTGTCGCCATATTTGAAAGCATTACGCACAAGTTTAAACATGCGAATGCCAAATTTGTTCATGCGTGTCCACTGTTGCAGATACTTTTTAATAATCTTAATTTCAGTTTGTGTGGCTTGGTCTTTGAAGAAGATTTCAAACGGAGTTCCGTTTTCTTCGTTGGACTGTGTACAAAATTCTGCTAGGATATCAAAAGCGGCATTAACTTCGCTATCAGTATCCATAGTGTCGTACTGACCGTATCGTTCTAAACGATTAGGATGGCCTGCATAGACATCGGGCAGATAACTAGAATAGTTAGTACGACTTGGATTTGCACCCGAGCCCATACTCAAAGCACCGCTAATAGGGCTCAGTTTACCACTGGTATTGACGGGTGTAAAATATTTTTTCCAAGACATAATTATTTAAAATGATCTCCGTTTAGGTTCTTTGTCGCTTCTACAGTTTGTTTAGTATAGTCGGCAATTTCTTTTGAGAACCTTACTAACTCTCTCATAGTAGTATTTAACGCGGCTAAGTCGGCACTGCTCTTTTCTTGTCCGCCTGATTGATTGGTAATTAATTTGGCTGTTGCGGCACCTACACTGCTAATTGCAGTTCCGATTCCTTCCAGTACTCCGGGACCTTTCATTACTTCTTTTAGACGTTCGGCCTTGGCAATGTCAACACTGGCTACTGCTTTACCAAATGCAACTATACCGTTGGCATAGTTGTTTAGTGCAGGACCAATTTGTTGCATTTGTGGTAAAACAGGAGTTAACTCCATTACTGCTTCTTTAATCTGTGCAATAGGGCCACCACCACTAAAGAAGTTTAGTATCTTAGATCCAACTGCGCCTAAGCCTGCAATCAAACTACCTCCGGTGAATATTACCAATGCCGGACCAAGTGCCGCAATACCAAGTGCAACTTTGGCAAGATTTAACCCGTCTACTTCTGCTACTTCTTTTAGACCCTTGGCAAATATAGGTAAACTCACTCCTATAATTGCAACTGCGGCAGCAACACCTGCACCTAAAATAGCAATAACGCCTGCAACCGCGCCCGCTCCAATCAGCATAGGAACTGCAATAGGTGCTAGGCTAGCCAATGATCTACCTAAAGATCGAATAAATGAAACAAAGCCTCCACCACCTCCTCTGGCATTAGCAACTGCGGCAGTACCTGGCGGTGTTGGAGGAACAGGAGGTGCTACACCTCCAACTGAGGCCGCAGGTGCCGCTCCGCCTATACCTAGTAATCTTCCTGCTACGCCGCCTGCACTTCCTAAAGCATTTTTAGTTATTGCGGCAAGTTTCATTGCAGTTAATGCAACTGCAACTGCTCCGATGACAGGTACAAGGAAACTAAATTTGTCAATAACCCATGTTAATATTTTAATAAATGGGTTAATTGCAGTTAATAATGTAACACTAAATTCTTTTAATGACTGATCTACTTTGACCATTTCAGCCGCTTGAGATTCTTGTCTTTCTTTTTGCTCGGTTGCAATTTTTGCTCTGGCCGCTAATTCTTTTTCAGATGTATCTCTGCCTGCTTTTTCTGCTTGAACTGCACTCATGCCTAGTGCATTAAGTGCTTGTGCAGTACCGTCAGTTCTAAAACTCATTGCACCTTTTAGTGCATCTCCATATCGCTTGCTGGCCTGTACAGCACCTTGCGTTGCATCTGCAGAGTACTTCATTGTATCTGCGGCTGTGCCGCCATTTTTAGCAACATCTGCCATACCTTGACTGGCTTTGGCCACTTCAGGTGCTAGTACCATTAAATTTTTAGCCGCTTCAGTTTGCGGTGCAATGCCTAACACCTGTGCTTGATACATTTCTGTACCAGCCTTACCAAACTTTGCAGACATTTCAGCAAGACCTCTATTGTAGGCCGCTTTTTGTTCCTCGGTCATACCTGCAAGTTTTTGCTGTATGGCCGCATTGGCTTGTGCTTCTTTCAAAGCACGTTCTTGTTCTTCTCTTGATTTACCAGTTAGTTGTGCTAGGCCATCTAACTGTGTCATGTATTCTGATGCGGCGTTTGTAAGTTGTTTTGTATTCTTTAATTCTTCTGCAGATCTGCCACCAGTCATTTGAATATAACTTAACATTCCTTGATTAACTTCTTCCGATGTATATCCTAAAGACTTTAATCTATTGCCCACATCACTTGACATTATTTCTGTGCTTAACTTAACAAATGCTTTAGCACCGTCATTGGCAGTTCCGCCTAAACGGGCCAATGTTTCTCCGTTATTTTTTATTAGAGATGCAAATTGACCTAGCGTCATGTGTGTTTCAGCGGCCGCTACTCTAAGATCAGATAGTGCGCCTCCAAAACTTACACCTGCTTTGGACATAGTTTGATACTGTGCCATTGCTTCTTCTTGGAATCCAGCAATGGCACTTAGACCTTTAAAAACTAATCCTATAGGTCCTGGTAGAGAACCCATTGCACCAAACATCCCGCTGGCTGTTGCAGTTCCCTGTAAGAAAGATTTAGTTAATCCTTGGGCGGCATCGGCAACTTCAAGAACCTTAGTACCAAAGTTTTGTACCTGTGTGCCTGCTACACCTGATGCTGTTGCTAGCCGTTGTACCTGCATTGCCGCCGAGGCACCGTTTGTACCTGTAACAGCATTTAACAGAGCGGCTAACGTTGCTTCGGACGCTATCTGTTGACCACCACTAACTACTTCATCAGCCATTGTTTTTCCTGAGTTTTGTGCGTATATAAATACTTAGAAAGATTTCTATCAGTTATTTATTCGGAGATAAAACCATTATGACAACTAACCCATTAACCATGTACATGCGCCAACCTAAGATCTATATCAGGTTGCCCAGTAATGGAGAATACTGGCCAGCGGGTGCAATAGAACTTTCTGAAACTAGCGAATATGCAGTTTATTCTATGACCGCCAAAGATGAACTAGCATTAAAAGTTCCAGATGCCCTGATGAACGGACAAGCAGTAGTAGATGTTATACAGAGTTGTATTCCTGCTGTTAAAAACGCATGGGCTTGTCCTAATCTAGATCTTGATATCCTATTAATTGCTATTCGACTTGCTACCTATGGCGAAATGATGACTACACCTATTAAAATTGGTGATTTAGATTTAGAGTATCAAGTCGACCTACGTACTGTTATGGATAATTTACAGAATCAAATTACATGGGATCCTATTGTTCCTATTAATTCAGAACTGACAGTATTTGTAAAACCGTTAACCTATAAGAACATTTCTCAAGCGGCTATACAGGCATTTGAAACTCAAAAGATCATGGATGTAGTAAACGATAAATCAATGAGCGATGAACAAAAGATTGCCTTATTCAAAGAAAGTTTTGGAAAAATGTCGCAGGCTACACTCAGTA